GGATACATCTTAAAGCGAATGGGTTTGACTATGTAATCTTATCCTTCGTAGTCATATTAAAGGGCGAATAATCTTCCGATAGTTCGCCCTTTTTTTATGCCCAATCGTCAGCATCCTGACGCTGGGAAGTACCGGCCCGGGAAAGACACAGCAATAATTCGTGGGTAATTGGTTGGAGTTTCATTTATTGGAGTTTTGAGGCAAGAGCCGAATAACTCCGTTTATCTTGCCTCATTTTGATTGAACAATTAAATTAGTTTTATATCACGAATCAGACTAATCATCATTCTATCTTCTTGGGTACTGTATACATCGCTTTCCCCAATCCAATTATTATATCATCAAATGTAATCCATCACAACCCCATCTTTCTTTTTCTTGTGGATAACTTTCCAGTATTTGACATCTCGCAACTTTCATGCCCGGCGCGCCCGGTGCGTCAGCTCACCACTGGACCAATTGCCAGTTAGGTTGGGATTCGTAGTTTGGGAGTTTGGAGTTTCTGCAGCTACGGCGAGCTTCAGGAACAGGTAGATTAGGACTGCAGCTGCTGCAACCTTGATTGGTATCAATAAAGTTAGTAAAAAACCTAGCATTTCTCTTCATTTCTTTCTCTTATCTCTTTTGTTATGTATGTTATATACGCATCCTGGATCCATGTGTCAATAGCCCGGGGCAAAAAATTGGGAGTATCCTTACCTTTTATACCGAAGGAAGTAGCAGCGGGCCCGGTGCGTAATTTGAGTTATCCACAGGTTATCCCCAGCGACTTTATGTCGCTGGAGTTTGGAGTTTGTGTCTAATTCGTTGTTTCTGGCTCTCCAAATAAATTACCCAAGAAACTTGATTCAGCTTTCTCTTGTGCTTCTTCTACTCGCACAGCATTTCTTTTCATTACAGGAACTATGCTATCATAATGTCCCCCTATTCTAGCAAGAAGTTGATTTGTTTCTTCTTGGTTTTCTGCAATCCTATTCAATGCACTAACGATTGAATCATCTTCTTCTAAATTAACTGTCATAATAACTCCTTTATTATATTTCTATCTATAATATAACATCTAATTCAACCAAATACAATAGACCACGCAAATTAGTTGTGGATAACTTGGACATCTACCCAACTGGTATGAATACTCTGATCGGGAACTCCCGGCGCGCCCGGCAGCTCGGGCTGCAGCTCAGGATCCATGACAAAAATGGCGGAAGTCTGGGGAGTTTGGAGTTTGCATCACGCTCTGACCAGGGCCCCGGGCTTAAACCCTGATGCGAGCTTCACGAAAAATGGCGGATTTCTGCGGTTTGGAGTTTGAACTTGACAAGTTTGTCAGCTGCGCGCCGGGCGCTGGTCCAGCAGCAAGCTAATTAGATGTCGAGTTGGGGGATTTTGGAGTTTGGGAGTTTAGGAGTTTCGATAAATCAAGGTCCTCGAGCCTTCCTTCATAGATCCCGGGCACATCTTGGACGTATTTTGTGCTTAGATCCTTGATTCTAGAGCCTGAAAACAATTTAACGTGGCCCTTGGACAGCCCCCCAACCATGATAAATACAGGTGCTGAGAGCTGAGAATGACGCATATTCCATGCAATTTGGAAGGGTGAAATCTTTACTTTATTATTACTTTGTATGACCTTTAATTCAATTGTAAAGAATCCTGTGGTATTATGAAATACTAGGCAATCTGGGAATCCTGGCGTAACGTAACTTTCAAGGCGTGAAACAACATAACCATCACCATCTTTTAAACATTTCCTGAAACTCTTCCAGAGGTTTGACTCTCTTTTTGCGATCATACTTGACCTTATTTTTTACTATCTTTTGTTTGTATTGGGGTGACGTCCTTAATTCCTTCGCCATCGGATTTCTCTTTGACCGAAAGGACAGTTTGATTACCTTCTTTATTAAATTTTCCATCTAATCCTATTTCCTTTAATTTTGTTAGAACTTCTTCTCTAGACATAGAGTCAATAGAACCCGTTCTGATTTCTTTTCTATCGACGTACAATCCGGCAGCTTGCCCACGCAACCGCTCAGCATTAACAGCAGCACTATAAGACTTTTCACCAAGAGCTTTCTCACGCAATCTTGCCAACTCTTGTACATGCTTATTTAACTTTACCTCGTGTGTTTTTTCAATTTCAGCTCTTCGAGCGATGACAGCTTCTACAACCTTTGGGTATCTTTTACCATTTAATAATTCAGACGCTCTCACATTTGCACTATCCTCATTATAACCAGCTTGCCTTGCACATTCTGTTGGTGTCAACCTACCCTCATTCTCAGCATATATCTTCACAAACACACGTTGTTTATCTGTCAATCCATCAGCTCTGATTGGATACTTTTTTGACATATTTGTGGCACCACTTGTGTCACCTCTCAATCTTTTATCTACCATGCTGTAACCCGCTGTATAGTTGAGTTTTTACTCATTTTATTATCTAAAAAACAAAAAAGTGCCTTGCGTTGTTTAGAGTAGTGACACATAGGTGACACATAGTAAACCATTGATATTATTGAATTAATCACTAATTGTGTCACTGTGGCACCAAGATCCCGGTATTTATAAAACAAAAAAAACTTTTGAGTAAAATATACACTATACATACGCCTCACACAATGGAAATTGACCTATTTCTGCCATTTCCTCTTCTTATCCATCCACGTGCCTCTAAATTGTGTACATAGCGATGCACTTCACTCTTGGACCTAAGACCAGCTAATTGTTTTATTTCTTCATATGATGGTGAAAATTTATTAGCTTTAATAAAAGATTTAATTTGTTTAAATATCTCTAGCTGTCGTGGTGTTAACCCCTCCTTCATTATTTTTTCTCCTCCATACCTTTAGCTTTAGGATGTGCCCAATACTCTTTTCTAACTTGTCTAAGCATTTCACCTCTACCCCACTCATCAATTGCTTCCTTAGTTATTGATTTCTCTAATGTTTGTTGTATTTCCTTCTCTTGTTCAGTTAATACTAGTCTTTTAGGTGCTGTTTTTCTAACATATGTAGATATTTTAGACCATGTAATAATGTGATCATCAGCTTTTGGTCTTACATAACCACGTCTAGGATCTAATTGTGGATATTGTGGGTCTGGCTGCCTATCAAAATTATTCTTTATATACTCTAATACTTGTTCATCATTATCAAATTGCTTTACAACTTTCTCTACTATCTTTTTGTCTTTCCATAAATTAATCTCGTACGTCTGCATGTCCTACCACCAAATACTCTATCTTTTTTACCCATCCTTTTGGGATAGCAATAGCACCACCCCCATGGTTATCGTCCCGGTCCACGCACCATGAGCGCATGATCACGACTTTTTCCTCATTATTCACAACCATCCAACCAACCTCCTGGCACAATGCAAGAGGTGCAGCTATGATATCTTTAATATCTATCCAACCAGTCTCTGTATCACGTGCGTCTTCCCACGTAATGCGTACCATTGGCACTTTGTCTATGTCCATTATTAAACGTCAACACCTTTAACAGGTGCATCTAACGTAAAATGTACATTAAATGCTAATGATCTACGCTCTCCTTCACATCTAAATGGATACACTTGATGTGTTAACCAAGATGGAAATAAATAAAAATCTCCAACTTCTGGTTTAACTAAATAACTATGATTAGCAAAATGATTAGGCATGGACCCAAGAAATTCTAAACACCCAGCTGTTGGGTGATGATCCTCTGCCTCATACTCTGCATCAAATCCTGGTGGTATTTTTAAAAATGCAACACCAGATAAATTAGCATCATGAATATGCATAGGATTAAAATCACCTGCGTACTGTGATACAATCCAAGATCTAAATGCAACTTTACTACCAGGTGCCGGTTCTTGTTTAATTGTGTGTTTATAATATGCTTGTGACATTGCTCCTAAAAATTCTCTAATGTTAGAAATTTTGTTGACATCGACCATAACTTCTTTCTTAACATTGCCTGCAAGATTGTGTGACCAGTCATGATCTTTACTTAATTTTTCATCATGTAATATTCTATCACCTTCAGCATTTAATAAATTAACAAACTGCAATGGCAT